TAAACATACAAATCCGTTTACTAAAGAAGATACATTAATAGAAAGATATTATGCTCAAGTGCAGCATTATATGATGGTCACAGGTTTTTCTAAAGCTGTGTTATCTGTGCTTTATGGTAATAGTAATTATAAAGTATACACAATAGAAAGGGATAAGCCTTTTCAACAAAAACTAGAAATAGCGTGTCACTTATTTTGGTTTCATGTAATGAATGATATTACACCACCAGAATATGTTGACTTTGATCTAATGGGGAAAATAAAAAATGAACATGACATCGCGTTACACTTTGGAGAAGAAATATCCACTGACAGCTGGTTGGAAGGAAAGCTCAACTAGCAAAGAAGCAGCAAGAAAAATTGATTCACGATCAACTAACTTGCGAACAGAATGTTTAAATGTAGTAAAACGAAAAGGTAATTATGGAGCTACACCTGAAGAAGTAGCAGAAATATTATCAGAAAGTATACTATCAATTAGACCAAGATTTACTGAACTAAAATTACTAGAATATATTATTGATTCTGGTGATAGAAGAAAAAATAGTTTCGGTAGTAACACCAAAGTATGGAGGTACAATGACGAAAGATAATAGAAATGTATGGGATAGTTTAAAAGAAACTGATCCTAGATTTACCAAACGCATTAACAAAGGTTTTGGTGACATAACTACTATTGATCCACAATGGCAGATTATGAAAGTAACAGAACAGTTTGGCCCAGTAGGTACTGGCTGGACATACCGAGTAGATTATAGCTATCATGGTATGGATAATAGTCAAACTGCTGTTGTAGCTGCAGAAGTATCTGTTGCAACAAACAAAAACAAAGAAGGCTTTTGGGATTTTTATGGGCCTGTTTGTTCGCCACTTAAAATGTATAGAAAAACTGGTGCATTAGATGACGAAGCACCAAAGAAAGCAATGACTGATGCATTAACAAAAGCGTTCAGTCACTTAGGACTTTGCTCTGATATATTCATGGGTAAATTTGATGATTCTAAATATGTGAAAAATTTAGAAGAAAAATACTCAGGAAAAGTAGATCCAAGTAAAGTTACTAAGACAGTATAGTCGCCCACAGCTAGGGGTACGGTGTGTAGGTTAGCTGTTGGGCAATGTTCTCCATGCCTACACACATAAGAAAGGATACATATGAAAGTAAATGAATTATTGCATAGTTTAGTATTGCAAGGACATAAGTTACCATTAAATTTACACCCACCATTACAAGCTGAATATTATTCTAAATCTAAAAAAGAATATAAACTAGTTGGTGAAATGGATTTGTTTCATTTTATAAATGCGTTTATACAAAACGTAGATAGCAATGAACAAACCCAAGACAAAACAGATTTATCTGCTACAATGAGTAAAGCAGATATACATTATGAGTTACTTAGAATTAAGAACTCAGTAGATACTTTAATTGGAGGTCTAAATGATTAATAAAGTAATATTACTAGGTCGTGTTGGTAGCGATCCTGAAGTAAAAATTTCTACCAGAGAAGAAAAGTTTGCTGGTTTCTCTCTAGCTACTTCAGAAAGATTTAAAAATAAATCTGGTGAGTGGCAAGAAAAAACACAATGGCATAGAGTTGTATGTTGGGATCCTAACATTGCTAAGACTGTTGAAACATATGTTAAGAAAGGCACTACTCTATACATTGAAGGTCAAATAGAAACTAGACAGTATGATCAAAATGGTGAAACTAAATACACCACAGAAATTATTATACCTAGATTCAAAGGTATTCTAAAAATGATTGGGGGCAAAGATGGCTCAAGTTCTAAAGTTCAATCGCAAACAAACGCTAGAACAGAAGATCCAGCAGAAGATATCCCATTCTAATTTTTATGAATGTGCTGACTGTGATAAAAAATATTTACAAGATAATCTAATAGCATACATACCTACTAATCAGAATAGAGCTGATAGTTGTGATTGGTATTGTATTAGATGTTATAATATAAGATTTAATGACTAGACATGCTAAGGGTATTCCTTTCACTTAGTGATGTAATGCCATAGGTTGTTTTATAATTTTTCAGTTATCCTATACAATTACATTGTGGTTATTAAAATTAGGGGGTAATGTGACTGAACGCACATAAACCCCCTTTTTTTCATCAATGGGAGGAAGATGAAACTCTCGTGTATGATTCTACCTAAACTGTATAATTAGCCTCTGTATGCTCAAATATGAGCTACTTTTTAACTAAACTCCCACCAAAATACAGTCCAATGATCGCTGACATCAAATGTGTGTCTAATGGAGTAATAATTAGACCATTAAATGTCTTATCCATTACGATCTCTTTCTTTTCAATTAAAAATAAAAACCCTCTAGTAAATTCTGTCCAAGTTAAAACAACAGTAGTATCAAAAAATACTGGTGCTAACTTCGGCCAAGCAATAATAAAGAACACAGCAGTTAATGCAATGATCCTTCTTGTAAACTGAAAGCCTTTATTCTCATAAGATCTAGCTTTATCAATGTATGACATTTGAGCATCAGCTCTAGCCAATAACATTTTTTGCTGGTCTTGTTTTGCTTTAATAGATTGTGACCATATAGACATCACACCACCAAGAACAGAACTTCCTAGCATAGTAATCATTTCTACAGGTAACCCACCTAACATTTATGCAGCCCAACCAACTATAACAAGAACAATAATAATTGCTAATGCAGCTACTGCAATCTTTCCTCTTTTACTTAAAGAGTATAAGTTTATTTTATTCCAAATATTTTTAATCATATTCTCTCTCCAATCTATCCATAGAAATAAAATTTACTTCTTGGATATGGTTATCCCAAATGCCTAACTCAGTAATACACCAAGACCAACCATTCATATTTAACTTAGCATATTCTTCTATATGACCATGAGGTAAAGAGCAACCGACATTTACGATCCTTACCCAGTTGTCGTACCCTATCTTAATAGCTTTCCAATCTCTAGCTTTATGAGTATGACCAAATACTAAGTCATGTACACTGTCATTTCCTATTTGTACTTCACCATTTTTACCACCATATTCTTTCCCCATAATATTTAATGGTGCATGAACAAACCCTACACCAGCTATAAATTTAAACTCTCCATATTCTGTAACAGACCAACCATATTCTTTAAAACTAGAATATAATTGATGTTTCATCATACCTTGTATCTCTGGTATATTTTCTTCAAACCTATGTATGCGCAGCTCATGATTCCCCATACAAAAATGCCTGGGGTAATCAACTACATACTTATCTAAAATTTTTAATGCAGATTTCATAGAAGCTATATCAACCATAAAAGCATCTTTTAACTTACCTTGCTGCGTACTATTCTTTTGAAAAAAACTAAGAGAATCTAGACTAGCAAAATCTCCTATATGAACAATATAATCTGGTTTTGATTTACGAATGTGCTTACCAATCCAATGAAACCTATTTTGAGGTATATGTGGACTGTCATGAGTATCACCAATGACAAGGACTTTATGCCCTTTGAATTTCATTTAACCGTTATAATTGAATAATTTGAGAGTTGTAAAGATAATAATAATAATAGAGCCAATCCAAGCTACAGCTTTTAATGCTCCTCTACCAGTAGCCATTTCTTCTTTTAGTTTAGAAACTTCTTCTTTATTAGCACGAACATCTGTTTTAATTTCATCTAAAGACTTAGATATTTGCTCATATTGATGTTCCCAATTAGACATTAGATCCTCCACTACCACATCTAAATATGACAGTTAATCTTCTTTCTTTTAAATCACTATCAAGATAATCAGCTAAATTATTTTTTGCTAAATTACATTCTACATTATTATTAAAGTTTAAAGGTACTTCACTTTTAAAACATAGCGTTTGATCTAACTCACCTACATTAAGCATACAGATCATAGCAAATATTTTAAACATTATTTAGCTTTAATAATTTTTTTAATTTTCAAATTACCCTCCATATCTGGCTCTAGTTCTGCTTCTACAAAACCACATTCAAATCTAATTTTACTTTGTCTGTCTGCAGAAAGATTACGTTCAGCTTCTCTTTTGAGTTTTAAACATTTATGTAAGCTATCATCTTCTATCATCATATGCCCATCTAAACTTCCATTAACAAACATACATAAAGCTACAATAGTTTTAATAACTCCCATTTTTCCTCACTTTATCTTTTAGTTCTTCAACATCTTTTTGTAGCTTATCAACTTGTTTTTTTAAGAAGTCTATATTCACTCTATTATTCATCATAGATTCCATTTCTAAAGTAACTTTTTCTAATTGTTTTGCAGAAAATTCTAACAACATATACTGCTCTTGATCAATAGGCTTTTGGTCAGCAGCTTTTAGTAAGTCTGCTTCAAATAAAGTTGCTCTTGTTTCTATGTTGTTTAATCTTTCTACAATACCAAAGTATGCCCATACAGCTGTAGCTGTTATAGCAATTAAACCTAAAAGATTTTTAAGAGGTAATCCTATTTCTGTTTTATCGGAAATAGAGGCCACTATGCACCACAGCTCTCACATTCATCAGGACACTTACAATCTGCTTTTGTTGTTGCTCCACAATCAGGACAAGGATTAATCATAGTTTATCCATCTCTGTTTTCACAGCACTCCAATTTATTCCACTAGGTGCATTTCCAAAAACATCTTCGCCTTGTTCATTGACACCAGTTATCCAATTAACATTATTGTATTCTTCTTCGGTAGTTGGTGGATTACCTGTATATGTAAAATTTGCGTTTGCATTTAATGTTTTAACTGCAATAAAAAACTTATCTTTAATCATGCTGAAATCTCCATAACTGTTAAGCAAGTAGCATTATTATAATTATTACTACCTCTTGCTCTTATTTGACCATTGTCGCATTTGTATCGTAAATCAACTGTTTCACTTGTATCTGGTGGAGAATAAAATCCTTGTAAAACACAAGTTGATTCAGTTCCATCTGCATTGTTAGTCATCTGTCTTTCTATGTTAACATTAGCAAGATTATTTCCTGCTTGGTCATATAAATAAAATTGTGAAGCAGGGTCAATAGTTGCAGAAAAACCTTGTAAATCGTAATTTACACTAGCAATTATATACAAACTATTAGAAGAGGAAGATAATGTAATGGTGTCACTTGTTAAAATACTTGTAATAGTACCGCTTGTTGTTGCAACAGATGTAGCTAAATATTTAGTTTTAACTTGTAAAACCTTACCACCATTAAAGTTGGCATTAGGCAAAGTACCTGTAACTCCTTGTGCTA